AAGAATTTATTTTCACCATATGCGTAAAACATCTGTCCTACTGGGTATTCGTATTTTACCACAGCGATTTGATTTTCTGTAGGATAAGCATAGACAATATCTTTACTCGCAACTAATTCAAACTTGCTCAATAGGTTAACATCTATAATTTGTCTCGTAAACACAAATTTATCTGTGTTGTTAACGCCAACTTGATAACCTGTGATGTTAGTAAAGAAGTCAGGGTCTGCTAATAATCTACTGCTTGTTGGGTCAAAACTACAAACTTCTACACTGTAATCATTAGGATATCCGTCAGTCTCAATCGTTTGACCAACAACTGCTAATGCAATATCTTCTGCCATTGAGTAATTATTATTAGGTAGTGAATTAGCCTTTAACACTTTAATCATATCATATAACAGTTTACCTGTTAATGGATCGTAAATTACTTTTGTTCTATCGTAAGTGAATCTTGTGTCCTTCACGCTACCAAAATAATATGACAATGCTTTGTTAGTTACTTCATACTTACCTTCACCTAAACTCTTAAATTTAACAAAAGCATTTGCACTATCAAAATTTCTAATAAACCAACGACTAACATTAGATGTGAGGCTGTTGTCAAAAACCAAACTAAAACTTTGTCCGATGTTTACTCTTGCAATCGCACTTTGTATAACATCGTTTGGTACCATATTATCGAAAGCTGGTATGATTTCTTCTAATAATGCGCCGTTAGGTATATGCTCATTTAGTGTTACAGGGCCTAAACCATTATATAAATCACCCTTACCACCATTATATCCATCATCTACAACATTTAATACTGTAGTCCAAATATGTGTTTTGCTGCTTGGTGTCGCTAGTCCGGCTACTAATCTACCTTCATCAAAGAAATAACCTGCTGGTGGAACAAACTTAACATAAGCACCGGTAGTAAAGTATTTTAAGTTGTCGCTTGTAAAGACGCCAACTGGTACTGGTTCATTATTTACTGTGAAATGTCCAGTTATCTTTGACCCTTTATATGATGTTAATTTCCATTTTGGTTTTAAAACAACAGGTGAGCCACCTATAATTCTATCAAATGTAACTTTATATTTAGGGTAATTTGTAATATAATATTGTATTGCTCTATTACTTGATAATACTTTTAAAATTTTATTTGTTAAAAAGGCTACTAATGTTCCTGCACCTCTTTCAACTGTGAATTCGCTAAAGTCATCCTTTTCAACTTTATATAATGCACCATCGTGACTAAAGCTACTTGTACTACTATATTTTCCTGTAGGATCAAGTAAATCTAAATTTCTACTTGTGCCAATACTGCTTCTGTTTAATGCTTTGCTTTTAATAATAGAGTTGTATAATGTAAATGGGAAAACATTATAATCTTCCCCATTGACCATACGATTTTGTGTATAATATCTTGTTGGTGCTTTTAGTTTAATATCTTCTAATGTTTCTCTTGATTGTGCATTTGAAATTGTTGATGTTAATGTCAAAACCATTGTCATAGTTTCATTTCTACCTAATTTACTTACATAGGTAAATGAAATTTGAACATTCTGCATTTCACTAGGATCAATCGTATATGTTAATGCATTGCTAGAACGAATAAATGCTTTGAAGTTACCTAATGGTATTTCACCAAATACACCGTCACCAAAAGTATATGTTACTTGGTCATTAAATCTAGATTTTACACTAAAAAATTTTCTATCTTCAGTGTTATAATCACTATATGCACTTGCATATACACTCTCTACTTGTTTCCACTCACTTAATTCTAATGTAGTTGAATCTACTTTAAACAACCAAGTATCAGTTTCATTTATACCCTGAATATCAATATTAACAGCTTGGTTAGCTATCTGTTGATCCATTGTAAAATCAAACGTTTGGAGTGTGCCCTGCTTAAAATACAGGAAGAACCCTGTGTTTGCGCTTCCGTAACCCAAATTATCATTGCGATATATTATATTAAATTTACCAGCCGGGTTTGGGCTTTGCTCATAGATGTATTCTTGTCCTAAACTAGTCACGTTAACTGCTTCAAAATTCATATTAGTACTTTGAACTTTAGCAGCGAAGGGTATTACTGGAACTGCTGTAGTTGGGATTTGAATCGTATATTCTTGTGTGTCTATCCCTAAAATTGTCTGTCTGTTACCAGGACGACCAATCTTTTGCGTTCCGCGCAATGAGGCATTGACTACGGTATTAAACTGTTCTTGCCAATTTGTATTAGCAGGGTCGTTCCAAATAACAGGAATACCAGCTAAATTAAATCCATTTATATCCGATATATTCTCTGTGGTCTGTACGCTTGTAACTTTCAAATAACCTTGTGCAGGGGTGTTTCTTTTAGGATTATAGCCAACTAGATTCGCTAATTTAATAATACTGTCTCTACGTTCAGCAGTATCAATGAAGTTTTCTCTTGTGTTTAAATCGTTTCTAAACGCTAGTGCTTGCCCCATAAAGGCGATAACATCAAGCAAAGCAATGTATTCTGAGCTTTCTGTATAATCATTAAAAGTTTCAGGATATTGTGTTCTTAGGTAATCAACAAAACTTTTTCTTAAAGTTTCGTAGTCATAACTTTGAAAGTCTGCCTGACTAAAGGTTTGGTATACTGCTTTCCAATCGTTAGCACCAAAGATAGCGGTTTGTCTAGAACTTGTGGCCATATGTATTTCTTCTGTTTATCAATATATTTATCTATGCTAAAAACCCGCATTTTTACAGCATTGTTGCGGTGGTGCTTCGTTCATCAAACTGAATTTTAAGTATTTCTACCATATTTTGAGGTCTGATTGCTATCTCTGCTTCTACAATAATTATAGTGTCTCCTGAACTTGAGCTAACTTCAATCCTGTTTACTGCAACTCTAGGATCCTGTTCAATGATTCTGCGAACTTCATATTCTATTTGTGCTTGTACGTCGGCAGTATTTGGCTCGTAAATCATATTATAAATTGCTGTACCGTATTCGGGTCTACCTGGCTTTGAACCTTGTGGAATATTAAACGCATTTAATATATCTCTTTTTACTAAGTCATTGTCAGTGAGTCTAAATTTATTAGACGCAGGTGCTACTGGTCTACGCAAACCCATATTCTCAGTGACCCCTGTGGGTATATTTACATCTCTAGGTTTATTTGTATGTTGTGTTGAAAATCCTACGTAGAAAGCCATAATTTTATCCCTTTAACTTATAAATTTCTGTGTTGATACTGTCTAACTTGTTTACTAAAGTTTTGTAATTTTCTTCTGCATTTTTAGCATCAATACTATCAGGCCCATATTTCTTTCGGGTTTCTATATAGGTCTGATAAAGGTGTTTCTTTTGTAACAAATTAGCATCACGTTCTTGTTGCAATTCTTCTAGCCTTGTGATTTGCTCGTTCGGGTTAAAAGATGATGTTCCAGTTAATGAGCTTGCCGACACAGGTACGCCAGAACCTAACAATTTTTTAACTCGTTCGTTGATTTCAGTTCTATCAAACGTATCAACGCCTGTAACAGGTAGTCTAGCATCATTAGGATTGGATGTGTTTAAAGATCCAAATAAATTATTTAGAGTTTTCTTTTTATCTGCGTCAGCCTCAAAGTATGCTGCTGACTTGAGACTAATTTTTTTATCCTGCATTAATGTTTTTATTTTCTCAGGCCCTAACACAGGAAAACTGAATGATGAGAATTTTCTTTCATTACTAAAACTTAAATCACTTATTTTGTTTGTTGCAAGATTTAAAGGTCCTGTTCCTAACGGACTATTTGACTTTTTAATCTTTTCAAACAGGTCGCTACTAGAACCTTTTACATCACTGTTTGTAGAATTATCGTCTATTGAATTTGATAACTTACCTGCCGCACTTAATTTTCTATCTGCCATTGTAGCCGCATAGTTACCTGAAGCATAAGTTTTAACGATAGGATCAAACCTATTGTTTGATGCTGGATTGTTAACGAACTGAATTGTTTTATCAGAGCCAAATTTAGCACTAGTTAATGCTAAGCCACCCAATTGATCTGGACTTTCTTTGCCTGATATAACTCCCTTTCTATATAGGTCTGACATTCCTTTTGTTATCAAAGCTTGTTCCGCTTTGATTTGAATTTTTTTGTTTGACAAATATTCATTAATAGAATTTATATTATCTTTTCCTGTAAACAGTCTGTTTGGTATTGCAGTTGTTAGTTTACTACCTTGTGCTATAAGTTTTTCAGCTAATAGACCGCTGCCTGGTTTTAAATATCCTGCTCTTTCCAACTGTGTTGGTGTATGGGCAAACTTACCAATTACTGCAAATTTATTACCTTTTGAATCAGTAGCAATACCTTCTACTGCACGTTTATTAAGTTCATCATTGTCGGCATTTGTTGCAGATTGTGCGATTAGTGTCGCACTTATCATTTTATCAAAGATAACTGGATTAACTTTTGTTTCTTCTGATTCAGGTACTGTATCTTTAACTGAGCTTTTAACAGGTGAAGAGCAACTTGAACCAAC